GCGAACTGATGAACATCTACTGATTGGTTGCGGTGCATTAGCATCCTCCTTTACATCGAGATAGTTAAGATATGCCCACCACATAGGTGGGTGGATTTTTGTTCCTTTCCTAACTTTTTTTAGTTCGCAGATTACTGTTCTTTGCCTGCATGAGAGGCAGAATTTCGGTTCCTTTACTTTGAATACGAACATAGTCTGTTCTCTTATACCGCACTAATGCGGGAGCGGTCGAGCATTGGTTTTTCTTTTTTGACGCTCGAACCCGTGACCAGGTGTTTCGGAGTTTCTGGACAAGTGAACTTGCCTGTGTTGTCGTCGTATGTAGCAATGACATAGAGTTGATAATCCTCGGGGTGTGTATGTACTGTTCCTCCCCTTTCGGGGTCGTTTACCAGGTCGGAGAACGACCTTACTGCTACTGCTTCCGTTCCGACGAACCAGGGCTGCGTGAAGTTTTCTCCCTTTACATCTTTGACCGCTACGACTACCTGTACCATGCTTTTCACCTCATGTTATAAGATACACCACTAACAAGAGTGGTGCTATTACTGTGATTCACAATGGTGTCATTTTATCTGTCCTTTTGGTAGAAGTCAAGTTTTGCTTTTAAGCATTGTTCCTTGACGATGAGCCTCTCCTCGGTGTTATCCGCCATCCTGTTTTTGGAATGTCGATGACGCTTTTCAATAACTTCCTCGTAATCGAGGGGTTTTTCCGCCTTGTGTTTCGCGCCATAGTATTTTGGTACTGCTACTTCTTTGCCGTTGGCTATACAGCGGTCGATTGGGAATACCTGTTTTTTATATTTATCGTACCAGGTCGAGCCTATCCCTGGTGAGCGGCTCATTTGAACCATCTCCCTGGCCTTTTGGATCGTCTGGCCTGTTTCCAGGTCGAGGAACATATAGTCTATGTCCTCTGCTCCCATTTTTTTGATGCAGTACTGTGCTACATAGGCGGCCGAGGCGTACTCAACACTTCCGATTGTTACGAACCCTCTATTGTTCCAGAGGGATGATACTAACTCCGAAGTGTAAAGGTTGGAACCTTTCGGAGATTTTTTTAAGAACTTTAAGTCTGGTATCGGGAAGTTGTACATTAGCACATGGTAGTGCGGTCGTTTTAGTGCTCCGTATTCTCCGCACATGAAGAATCTGATTTTTGTGCTTTCCCATTGTGTCTTTTTTTTCCAATCGAATATGCCTGTCCAATGCCTGGCTTTTTTCATGAACGATTGGAAGTCTTTGTAGTCGAGTGTTTCTCCCTCGGGTAAATTTTCGTCGTTGTATGTTAGCGTAATGAAGTAGTTGAACTCGTGCATTTTGGCCTCATGCTGACACCTTAGAGCCCAATCACGAATCCTTTTTTGTTTACACCCGAGGCATTTACCGCATGGTACCTTGAACTCGGTTAGCACATTGTCGCCCCGTTTTACATCGAAAACAATCCCTGCAGGCCTATTCTGGCTATCGCCCAATCTATAGGCCTTGCAGGGGTAGTGACATGGCATTAGAGCCTTATGCCGCCACGCATGGGGTTGGGGCTGACATTTACATGCTTTGTCCTGGATGCTCCATGACGGAATTTCGCTGCTGAACGGCGTTTGTTTACGGGTTTTCTGCTTAACGGTCGCATGTCTTTGATTCTCCTTTCTTTTTTTTACTGACTGATTTAGTTGTCAGTCAGACCTATATAATCAAGTTGGGTGACGGTCTGACTGTCTGCTAAGTCTTTGATTTTTCGGCATTCGAAGAATTTGCCGCCGAAATCGGCTCGGGCGAGCCCTTCGCCGCTTCCTGCGGCGGTTGTCTTAGTTTCCAAATGCCTAATTTTTCACCTTCTTGGGCGTTTTTCTCATCTTGACAGAAGGTGATGAACTCTTGAGGGTTGTGATTGAATCTCTCCCGAATACGGGCTGGAAGTTTCAAGAATTCGTTTTGAGCGTCTTTTACTGCCTGGAGGCACTCCTGGTATGTCCCTGCTCCTGTGAAGTCGCCAAATTGAGGCATACGAACGCTCGACGGCATTTTTCCTGTGATGCCGAATTGACGAACTATGTCGTTTACATCTTCGGCCTGGTCTTGCACCGTTAGGTGCTCATCTTGGCAGAGTAGCCCTGTTTCCAGGGATACTTGTGCTGTGTCATAGTTATAAGGGTTCCTTATGAACATTCTATCTCCTGGTTGCACTATTAAGTGCGTCGATAAGTGGTTTTAATACTCGGCTAACCATAGCCGAATAATTTGCTGCATCGATCCCCGATGCAATTTGTTCTGGCCTTTTTGTATCGTATTCCTGCTTTCCGAGTGTCGTCTGTATTTCATGGAGTGATTTTAGTGCTTTGGTATCTTCCTCGGATGCTTTGCCAGATTTTACCTTTTGCTCCAGGTCGTTTATTTCTGCTTGCAGTTTTTGCATCATTGTTGGCCATGCTGCTGCGGTGTTTTTTAGGTTTTCTGAATCTATTTTTAAGTTTTCTGTTTCTTGCCTAATTTTTGCCGCTTGTGCTGAGGCCAATTGTGCATTTGTTACTGCTGCAAGCAAGTCTGGTTTTGTTACCTGTGCTGCTGATGGAGTTGTTGGTGAAGGTGCTCCCTGGTTTACGGCGAGCATAGGATTTAGGCCTGCGGCCATCATATCCTTTGTCTGCATTTGATACCTGTTCTGCATCATCATTAGTTGTTGGTCAAATGCTTCATGCTGCCGTTTTTCTGCCATTCTGTTACTGTACCAGGCCGAGGCTCCCTCTGCCCCCAGGCTGCCTACCGCTACGAGCGGATTAAAGGCGGCTGCTGCTCCGCCGCCGCCAAGTGCTGATATGCCTGGGAGTGATGTTATTGCATCCATGTAGCCCATTTTAAGACCTCGCTTTTAGTGTAAAGAGAAGGGAGCGGTCGGCGACCGCTCCCCTTTTTGTTACAGATGGTCGATGAGCCCAGGCACCGAGTACATCGGCATGAGCCTGGTGACATTCATGTCGAAGAACATATCTGCTATGAAGTGCTGTCCTGCTGCAGCTGCTCCTACTGCCAGGACTCTTTCCATCGGGGGGTTTTCCTCGATGAATGACTGATTGAGAGTCGGCGGAGCGGTGAAGTTCTGTGCCAGGTGCCAGGCATCGAGAGGGGTTGTGTGTGTTGAACGGAACAGACCCGTAATCTGTGACGGATAGTACCTGTATTCTGCCCAGGCCTCCTGGTATCCGAATACCGTTTCATCGACTCCGCTGTTTCCCGTGCAGTATATTTCCTTCATCCGAATAGGCTGCTCGCCAATATAGGCGAATACGGGAATATAGGAGTCGTATCGGGTTTTCCTGCTCCACATCTTTCTGAGGCCTTGCTGATAGTTCAAGTCTGCTCGAACGCAGGCCAGGCCGAGAATGTAGCCGTGCTCGGTGAAGTGGCCAGAGAACCCGTTGGCACCTACGGCCGTGCCGAAGGCTGCCAGGTTGCCCTGGGGAGTTTCCGTGTAGCCGCCTGCTCCTGGTGAACCAGAAGTCTGTGCTACGGGGTTGATGTTTACGGGAGTCGATCCCGAACCGAGGAATTCCGACCGCTGCAGGCGGAAGTCGGGGCTCGTGACTCCCCATGATGCTTTCAGATGTTCCGTGTACCTGGTGCCGCCACGCGCGTCACGCTCGAGAAGTTTCTGAATCTGAAATGCTGTTCTGAGTTGATTGATTGTTGCCGCTGTTGCTTCCGTCAAGTCGGCAAACATATTTGACTGTGCAGGGAATGACGGCCATACCTGGCCTGGGTCGCCATAAGTGGCTGAAGTGCTGTTGGCTGCGTTCATGTAAATGCCAGCCAATTCTCCACCCTGCGGAGTTGTTGCGGTCGACCATTTTACGGGTGCCGATGTTCCGAGCGGCATTGTGACGGGGTCTCCCTTTTGTGTCCATGGGAGTGCTGAAGTGAAGTAGTCGTGCCTTTTTCCACGGCGACGAAGTTCGAAGTCTGCAGGGATATCCCCTGTGTCGCCTTTTCTGATTACCGCTGCATCGATTAGGTTCTCATCTTTGAACCAATCATTGTAAATTTTGTTATAGCAGCGAAGCGGCAGCGAACTGTGCGTGAGTGACGAGCCTGGTGCTATCTGTCCCTCGGTCGGCAGACCGAAGTAATCGAAGATAGTGAGTGCTGCATACCCGTTTGTCGGGGATGTTATCTGCGGCTCGGTGTAGTCGATGGAGTCGTCGGGGTTGTCCTGTTCTCCCTGCTGCTTGACGAAGTTGTCCCAAACAAGCCGTTTCGGGACATAGAAGAAGAAGTAGTCTAGATAGAGATTGTCCATCAGAGGGAATATCGGAGTGGCCATACGAGCGAACATTGTCGCTCTGACATTGAACGAGT